CTTGATTATATTTTTTGGTACTCCAAAGCACGAAATTAACGCATTCAGAGACGCTTCAGTTCCTTTTGTCTTGTAGATATATGGCAATGTATTGAGTATACGTTTCCATATTATCTGATTTCTTTGCTCTTCCGAAAACTCTCGTGCTTTTGAGTATAGCGGAGATTCTGGATCAAAATCCGATCTAGAAAATGCAGACAATATCAGCGGAAGATTGTCTTTTGATATCTCTACGTTCCACCCCAACGACTCCAGCATATCTCCCACAATGTCGGTCGATATTCCGACATTTGGCGAGCTTGATATATTATTTTTTTCCGTATATTGTTTTGCTGCCAACGAAATATTATCAAAGAAATGTCCGACCATTCCAACAAATTTGATATAGTCTGCGTTGTTGTCGGAATCTTCTACCAAGAATTGAGGAAGGTTGTTAATTAATGCTCCACCATTTTCTTTGTCATATAAAGACGCAGAAGTATATCCATCCATTTCTCTGGTATGTTCATCATACCACATTGGATTATCATACAAGAATTTTTCATAACCATCCATCCCCGCTTCTATTTCATCTATTTCATTACTTGCATCGATTTTTTGTTTTAGATAAAACGTATCATCTGGGTTTATTGTAAGTTTTTCGTCTAACTCTCTTAGTTCTTCAGTAAGTTCTTCTATTCTGTTTCTTTTACTTTCGAACGCTTGTAGTCGTAAATCAGCAGAAGAAAAGTTGATGAAGTTTGTAAAGTTTCTATAATCTGTTGTATCGATGAACCGCTGTGCCTTTCCTTCCAGCTTGCTATTCAGTTCATTGTACAAACTTCCAGTTTCTCCGATGAGTTGTTCCATGGACAACGCTTCAGTAGAGTTTCCTTCATTCTCTATTTTGATTAGAAAATTTGGACCGCGCAAAGGTGTGGTATTTATTATCTGCCTTGAATAGTAATAAACATTTTGGACGATTGGTAAAAATGCAAAATCACAAGTAATCCACATATCTGTATTTAGTTCTACATCGTATGGCAACGGTTCGAGTAATTTCAATGCCAATACATCATAAAACCTTGAATCGGTAGATGCGATGGATTTTCTGTTGATTATTGATATAGGCTTTTTACCCGGTATATTTAAATAATATTTAAAATATCCAGACAAGTTTACGTTATACTTTTGCTCCAGCCCAAATATTATTGGATAAAATATATTGTTGTAAAATATAGTTTGTAAAAATTCTACAATCTGTGGATATGTGTCCGGTTTTTTGTTTGTTATCCGATTTAATTCCTGGTCCACAATATACAAGAACAAGCTATAATAGTAATCGCGAATAGCACCAAAAGTGTAACCAGTTTCATAGTTTTGATATAGCCAGTTTTTAAACTGGTCATAAATTCCAAGTACGTCGTTGTTTGCGTATTGTCCATTACTTCTTAAGTTTCCTTTCTTTACTCCGTAATATATGTCATTCAGGAAAGAAATAACATCAACGTCTTTTTTAAAACTGTAGTTTAATTTTAATTCATTCGACCCGCTTGGGTTCTGGGCGGCGGCAGCATTATAAATCTGGTATATTTCCGGTTTGGATAATCCAAATATTAAATCGTCCGCAATTTCATTTACCTGTATTTGTGCGTTGGAAAATATATCATATTCAGTGTTGATAGTGGATTTAGTACCCTTTATAGTTTTGGGTATTATTCCTATCTCTGTTCTGTTCGTAGAAATACCATTTATGATAAGTTTATTTTCGCTCCCATTTTCATTGCCGATGATGTTTCTACCAAGTTCTATATAAAGTTTATAATTTCCATTTTGTACGCCAAGATTATTTAGATTCTTGCTTACATCAAAAAACAATGATTGTGTTTCTGTACCAAGTATTACAAAGTCCGTGTTATACTTTTTGTATGAATATGTTATAAACTGGTTGAATACATCGTAATAAGATGACGTATGAAATGAATATTCTCCGGTGGAATATATCATGGACGACGTAATCAAACTATCGTCTAAGTTATATACTCCAAATTTTATATAATCTTGCTCTTTCTGCCCAAATGGGAAATTTTTGAAAGTTTTTCCATCCGTGTAAAAACTTAAATCTTCTTTGCTTAAAAATGATCCAAAACTCAAAGATGAGGTAGAAGTTACGGTATATTTTACATCTGATAAATTCATAACTCTGTAAATGTTGGGTCAATTCTAGTTTCAACCTTTACTGGCTCATATACGACATTTTTAAGTTCTATGCTTATGGAAGAACTATACAACTGGGAAGTTGTGTTTTGTATTGTGAGGTTTGTGTATTCATCTATGTTTGGTACAATATAACCCGTGCTTAATAAGCTTTCTACATCCGCCTGATTATATCCAATTAGATTTGGGTTGGCTTTCATCTAGAAATCTTGAATGTTGTTGGAATAGTATAGGTCAATATAGACCCACTTTGTTCTGAACGTATTTCAACCGTGTAGTATCGTTCAGACGCAAGTCCGCTTGTATCAAGCATAAAATAATTTCCTGTTGGATCACAACTCAGGCGGGTAAAATCATCATATGGAAGTATTGTTTCTTCGCTTTCTGCATCCTTGATTTGGTAATAACTCGAAGATGGTAGATAGTATGGAGACAGATAATCGGAGAATCTGTTAGTAAATGTTTTTACTGGATATCTTTGTCTTGCGGCGACATCCATACGAACAATGGAACCGAACTTGTATTCTCTTGCCATATTCTTCATATTTACTACAGCGTCACGTAGTTGTATAGCATCCGCACTACCAGTATTGATGGTAGAATCATACCAGCATACATCAAGATATGGAGAATATATTGTATTAGTTTCTTTGCTAAAGAACTTCAATGAGCCATAATCCACAGAACTTGACTCGTCTGCGTGCATCAATATGAAACCTTCGTTTGGTATTGCTCTAGTAAGCCAAGCATTTACTATTGGAGTAACATCCATTCTTACGTCGGATGTTTGATAATCAAAGTATTGATAGCAAGCATATGAACCCGTGGATATTATGCTGGACGAAACTGGCGGAACATAACTGCTTGTAGGACAATCTGGGAATGGGTTGTATTGGCTTATGTTTGGATACTCGGCATATCCAGAACCAGATGCGATAGAGGCACTATCCAACCACCATACACCACCACCACTACAGTCGGTGAGAGACCCGGTATTCCACCATTTTTGTAGTTGGTCGGCACTATAAAACTTCCAGTTTGCTCCATCGGACGTTGATGCTCCATCATACTTGTATCCAGTTCCCATTGCCCAAGATTGTGAAACAGGATATGCGGCAAGCGAATAACGAACTGGTACTTCTTGCGACTCACAAATCTTCAAGTTCAAGAAAAACTTGGGGCTGGTAATTGTTCCCGCCGCTATAGATTGCGATATTGTGGATAAGTCAAAATGTAAAAGTGCTCGCGATAAAACAGCACCCATAGTAGTTGGTCCAGATACATCTTTATATGAACTTGATACTACTCTTGGATCCGTAGAACCAGAATCAAAAGACGCCGACTTTAGTCCATTCAATAGTTCTATACTTGAACTGGTATAAGAAAACAATACAGGAAATGTACTTGTGCTTGAACAACTATAGCCAGAAACTCGTTTTTCAACTTCTAATAGTTCGTCCAACCCCATATTTTTGTACATATAGGTTGGATAGTTGGTTATAAACGTGTCTTTTGTTGGATATAAAAAGTAGTGCATTTATATATTTCTTTACTTTATAAATATAAACACCCAACAGATATTCTGTATATATTTATGCTACTCTGCCTACTATATCTTTAGTTGGAAAACGTACTTCAAACACTGACGGATCTATGGATGGATATATAACATTATCTACTGTGGCCTTTTCAGTGTCATATTCGTATTGAGAATAATCACCATCTTTTAGTGTAAGATTTTTTACACGCAACTGAGTTACGGACTGAACGCCATCTACTTTGGCAATTTCCAGTTCCAATCTGCTAAGATTGATTGGCTGACAGAACTTAGTATTGTTTATGTCGAAATATTGCTGCACCAGTGTTAGACAATTAGCCAAAACTTCGCGCTTATTATAGTTTTTATAAACAATAATGCTAAAATCGACGCCAATATTGATGACGTATCCATCCAACATATTCACGCTATCTGTAAGCATTCTATACTGATTTAGGTAGTTTTTCAGATTATTGCGTACTGCTTCGTTGGTAGGAATCAATCGTTGATTATTGTCATAACACAACAAGTATAGATTGATAGCAAATGGGTTGTTTTTGTCTGGATTAACTTTGTTTACTGTACCCGGTGCGAAACTTCCAGACTGTAATGAGGATGGTTGTGCTTGTATATTAGATATGTCCAACTGAGTATCTGTTACTGCATAAACTTTGGCAATAGACCCATATTTTGATGGCATTGCGTATGTTCTTACTTCATAATCTCCCTGTGTTACCGCTCTATTTTGCGCAGCAAAGTATGCCAGTGCATTATTACGAATTTCATCGTTTGTTTCTGCGGCTTTTCCTCCCGTCGCTGGTATTGGGTTGTTTACTCGGACGGAACGACGTACCAGATTAGTTAAGTTGAATTCCAACAACCCCATTTCCGTCAAATCGCCAAAAAATTCAACAGAACTTACATTTTTGATTGCGTTTGCATTTACGTTACTTTCTACTCCACCTCCAACTACATATCTTATCGTCAACGTCGTGTTTGAAGGAGCCTGTCCAAATGCTTTAGACGATAGAAAATTTGATGGGTCATATGCAATATTTTCTGCTCTAAAAGTCGTAGGTTTATTTACAGTAAATGCGTTTGGTATAATCAACTCGTCGTCTTTTATGCTAATACCAGACCCAAATTCCAAAAACGTTGTGTTATCTGCGTCAACGCCGGTGACAAAACGTTTTGATGTACGCAAATATCTCAACAAAAATGGCGTAGTATCTCTGTACACGGATAGAGTAACATCATTTTTATAGATATTTTCATAATCTACTGGTAGTAGATCTTGGGCAAGATAATCTGTCTCATACCATCTATTTCCATCAGAATCATACACATCTAATACTTCTATTACATTAGTATCATCCAAGTATATCTTTAAAAATGGAACAGGATCAACAACTGATACAGTTTTTGTCAATATTTGACCAGAAAATGCATCTACACTCTTTTTTAACACAAAAAATTCTGGTTGTCCCGCAGAGTTTCTTTGAAAAACAGAAACTTCGAGTGGATCGTTTTTTGTATCTACTGTAAAATCTACGGGCGAATTAGTCAAAAATGTTACGTTAGTATCGCTCGTGGTAGACATTCCTGGTTTTATGATTTGAGCATAATTTAGGTCAGGGACTATTTCTCCCGCATCATCCGTCTTTGCAGGAACCAATTGATATACATCCAATCTTGTAACCGAAGGTATTGTTGCCTTTGCTTTGTATCCTACCGATTTTGCCGCATCAATAATATTTTTTCTTTCCTCGGAATTTACCAACATAGATTCCTTGAATTGATAATCGATGTAATATGATAATACGTCGCCAACATACGCCGCCATTTCCATAAACATCATTCCGGTGGACGCTTCACTGAAGTCTTTGTATGTATTAGGATAATATGTCTTGGCAAAATCCATTAACGACTGCTTCAGTTGAGAAAAGTCTTTGTTTAGATACTTAATATCTTTCTTATCTGGTTTGAATGATTTTGGTGTATCTAATATCATATGTTGCTGGTGTTCATTGAAACTTCCAAGGTTTGTTGCTGTGTTACTCCAATACTAGGAACAGTGAATAACACTTTGACGCCAATAGTGTATTTATCTTTAAATTCAGAATCGTTAGTGCTTACTTGAACATCACTTACATTGACATAAGACATCCATCTCGTGATATCTTTTCTAATCGTATTTTCTATTAACGCGGAAATATCGTCGGTATAATTTTCAAACAATACATTCCACAATCCAGAGCCAAAATCTGGATTCATTCTTCGCTCTCCTTTTTTTGTGCGCAATAACAAGTTTAAATTTGATTTTACCTGGTCTATTATGGTGTAACTTTGGTTAAAATAACCTTGTGGCCCATGTGTTATGGGTAAAGTTATGCCATAAGGTTGTATTGCTGTTGCCATTTATTTTTACATTGGACGCTTGGCCTTCGCCTTAGCATCAACTGCTTTTAGAAGTTTCGAATAATCTCTGGTCAACGCATTTGCTACCGCAGCGACTTCTTTGTTTTCGTTCAACGCTTCTTTTGGTAAAGTTTTTATTACATCAATTGCAGAAGGTGTGGAAGTTTGTTCTTCTATAGGAACACCTCCAACAGTTTCATTTAATACCTGGTTCAATAATGGATTTTTTGTAAAAATTTTAGGCGCTTGAACGGCCTGTTTTTTTACAGGTTCTTCTAATCCAACGTTGAAATTTGGTTTTCTGGTTGGAATTTGATCGGCCTGCTTTCTTGTTTCAAGTATTGCCGCCGAGTTCTCTGTCATTTTTTCTGCAAGCACTTCCATCAATAGTTGTGGAAGGGCGTTATGCACTTCTTCTTTTACGATAGTTCTTATAATATCTACTAGTTCGTTCTTTTTCATATATATGATGCTTTATATAAATATATAGTATTTTTAATAATCAGCCAGTTGGCGGAAAGGTAAATGATTTAAGTGTAGATCCCGCCGTAGATGTAAATTGACTTGTTTTTATATTTGAAGTCGCCAATATACCTTCTCCGACTTTTGGTGCAATATTGCTAACATCCGGGAATCCAGATAAATCTGGTTTTGGTGCCGGTATTTCTATTGTTTCACCGTCTTCATTTGTTGTAGTTTGGGGCGGATTTAAAGTATTAAAGTTGCTTAAAAATGAATCTTTTGCTCCGCCTACCACGCTATTAAGTTGGCCTTGTATGTTGTTTACTCCAGTAGAATCAATCGCCGTTTGCAACTGACCTAATGCTTGACCTTTAATGTCGTCTAAAACGCTACTTAACAAATGTTTCAATAATTCGGAAGGATTTGCAGACATTGCTGCTTTTATTACGGACACTGCTGCCAGCGCCATTCCCATGTTTATTTTTAATCCAGGCACAAACGGAGGAACTATACTTTTATATTTTGCTATCTGCTCGGCTATAAACTTAGGACCAGCACCAAGATTTATACCGGCTAAATCTATGCCTGGAAATTCTGGCAGTTTGGGAAAATTTAGACCAGTCAAACTTAAATCTAATTTTGGCATACTGGCATTAAATCCAAGTGTTTTAAGTGCGTCTCCGACGGGAGGTAAAGATGTTGGAATTCCCAGTGAAGATGCCGCGCCTCCTATGCTCGTGGGTACTCCCAAACCGGACGCTGCACCTCCTATACTTGTTGGTACTCCCATAGTTTGTCCAATTCCACTCAAATTCAAGCTTGCTGGACTAGATATTGGATTTGTTATACTTAAACTCGGAGCACTAATGGATCTTAAAGATAAATCGGGTGCTGTTCCTGTTAAAAATTTAGGGGCACTTGTTCCCACACTTACCGACGGGGTACTTACACTTATTGAAGGCGAAGAAAAAGTGGTAGATGATAAAGACACTGACGGAGCCCTGACTACAGATAGTGCATTCATATTATCCTCCCAAGAATACTCTACTACTTAACAGTGAACTTAACTGCGATCTTAGTGCAGTTAAGCTTATTTGAGATGCATACAGCGATTGCATTT